GCCGACAAGGATCTGACCGATGAGATCGCGGAGAAGGTGCTGGAAAAGCTGGAACCTCGATTCAAGGATATCGAGACAAAGCTGACCACTGACAAGGCCAGGCTCGACAATCATGAATCCGCGATCCAGAGTATCAACGGCAGTATCGAAACGATTAAGGACGGCATGCAGGTCACGGCTGACGCCCTGACGGCAATCCTGGATCACGAGCTGCACAACGGAAACAGCGATCAAATGCAGAAAGCCCGGGATGATCTGCAGGCCTATACCAACGGCCTGATCAAAAAGGTGTGATGAGCGGTGAAACAGTTTGATCCAAGGAAGCAGTTCTCCAAACGGCTGGCCAGATACGGCGCTGTTTTCTGGGGACTGTACCTGCTGATCATCGCTGCACTGATCTACTTCCAGCCGGAGACAGCCATAGCCTGCGTGTACCTGGTGCTGATCGTGACGGTCAACAAGATGCTCGACACCTGGGCTTACACAAAGAACAGCACCTACGAGAAGGGGCTGCTGGCCATGCTGGAAAAGACGAAGATGGAACTGAGTCTGAAAGGCATTGCGCAGACTGTTTCCGGAAAGAAGACCGAAAAAGGAGACGATAGCGATGAAGAAGGTTCTGTAAGCGAAGAGGATGAAGGAGAAGGAGGTAATGGCTGATGCTGGATCTGAACAAAATGATTGATTCCGCGCACGAGTGTATCGGATGGCCGTATGAGTCACCGGGGACGAACGACAAGAACGGCATTGACTGTTCCGGTATGTTCGTCAAAATGTACCGCGACCAGGGCGCGAAGATTTACCATGGCAGCAACACGATCTTCCGGGAATACTGCTCGGAAACCGGGAAGATCACCAGCGCCAAGGATCTGCAGGTCGGCATGGCCGTGTTCAAGTGCAAACCCTGGACGGATTCCGACAAAGGCAACCGCTGGTACGGCACTGAGCCCGGGAACCTGAGCCATATCGGATTCGTAACCAGCGTCAATCCGCTGGAGATCACGCACTGCACCAGCCCTGTCGCGAAGACGGATTCCACCATCGGGAAATGGGCTTACTGGGGAAAGCTTAAGGATGTGGACTACGGATCCGATCCCGGCCCGTCACCTTCTCCGGATCCTGGCCCATCTCCGGAACCGGAACCCAGCAAGACCATGTACACCTACGCAGAGAACGGGAAACCGATCAATCTGCGGGTGAAGGCCAGCACGAAGGCGAAGCTGGTGGACAAGGTGCCTGTTGGTCAGGCTGTTACCTGGCTGAAGGACAACGGCGCCGGCTGGGCCTACGTCCAGTGGCAGAGGAAAACGGGCTGGATGATGGACTGCTTCCTGGTCGATGATCCGGCACCTGCTCCAGAACCGTCTCCGGAACCTGATCCGGATCCTGTTCCGCCCGGAACCATGGCCACAGTCTGGGCCAGCAACGGAAAGCCGGTCAAGATGAGGGCGCGTCCTTCCACCGGATGCGACCTGTATGACGAGCTGCCGGTTGGAACGGAGGTTGAGATCGTGAAGTACGCCGACAACTGGTGCCGTGTGAACTACGGCATCCGGAAGGGCTGGTACATCATGACTCAGTTCCTCGGTCTCGGCTAAATCAAACGAAAACACCAAATTTCGTTAATGTACGGATACACGAAAGGAGAAGCTTTCATGCTACAGTTTGGAAATACCACGATCGATCTGACACCGATTATCCTGTCGGTGATCACCCTGATCTTCGGCCTGCTGATGCGGTACGTCATCCCGGCAGCAAAGGAAAAGCTGAACGGGAATCAGATGGAGATGCTGCGCATCGCCGTCAAGACTGCCGTGTACGCAGCTGAGCAGCTGTACACCAGCAATCAGGGGCAGGAAAAGCTCAAGTACGTGATCGACCTGCTCAATAAGCAGGGCTACATTCTGGATCCGACACAGGTTGAGGACACCACCAGGGCGCTGATCGAGGCCATGGTGAAAGAGCTGAAGATCGAGCAGGGCAAGATTGAATCTGCCTAACCCATGCCATGGATGCCAGGAACGGACAGCCACATGCCACGGAACCTGCGGAAGGTACGCCACATACGCCGAGCACTGTGAGGAGATCCGGCAGGCCAGGGCAAAGGTTTCGATCCTGGACGCTCCGGGCAAATGGTTGATCCGGAATGTGCGCCGGAAACTGAATAACTACAGAAAATGAGATGACCGCTCTCCGAGATGGAGGGCGGTCTTTTTTTATTGTCTGTGTCGCATGACATGCGGATGTCTATCAGATTCTTGCAGATTTGAGGCACAGCGTGCCTCCGGGTGCGCGGACGGTAGATTCTCCATCCGAAAGCTAAAACGCGAAATAGGGGCCTTTCTGGGCGAAATAGAGGCATTCGATATTTTTTCAAATTTCCTCAGACTCAAATTGCATGGTATGCGATATTTGGGCCTGAGAGACGCAAGAAGGCCCCTCCGCTTCCGGACGGTAGATTCTTCGTCCGAGAGAGCAGAGGGGCCACATCGGTCAAATCTGATTGAATCTGAGTGCTTACTGCGCCTTTTTGATGATCCGATCTCCGATTCTGTCCATCACGGAGTTATGAGCCTCCCAAAACTTCTCCAGGAGCCATTCGGCCATCATGTCAGCTTCGCCGGCTTCCATGCCATCGAAATCGTGTTCTCCGTTCCGGATCACTTCCTTCACGATCACGATGTCACCGACAATCGGTTCACCATGCTTGTGCGTCTCATACAGCCAGCTGCCAAGGAAGTTGATCACCGGATGATCCTTCAGCTTGCCATCCTCGTCCACCAGGAACAGGTACGGGCGCTTTAATCCTCTGGGGTGAACTACCTCGATGTAGTCGGCACCGATCTGCTTCCCGTACCAGCGGAATTCATGATCCTCGGTCAGTGTCATATCCTCAACGGTTCCGTCTGTTCTGCAGATGATTACGTGTTTCATAACAGTCCCTCCTTTTTCTGAATCTCGCGCAGATGCTCCCAGTCTTCAGCCCACTGATGGGTCTGATCCCGGCAGTCCTGCTTGTTGTCGTACAGCTGGGACTTGAAAGCCCCTCTGCAACGGTCACCCCATCCGACATCCACCCAGCGGAGGCCGTCACTCCGGATCTGATAGATTTCGTATTCCTCCGGCTGATGCACCTCGCCGGGGAAGATGGCTGTCACGCGGACCTTGATCACCTGCTCTCCCTTCATTGTGGACTGCCGGTAGTAGTATTCGCCTTCCTCCAGCTCCGGATCCGGAGGGTTCGGCAGATACCATTCGATCATCTGCCTGGTGCGTTCATCAATCATGATTGCCTCCTCATGCTGTCACTATCGCGTAGTAGATCGCGCTGGCCGGGATGTCATGCTCCGCAGCCAGCAGCTGTATCGTGTTCTCCCGTTCTCCCGGGAAGGTGCCGGCCAGAGAGTAGCGGAGCAGCTCCCTGCCGGCGTAGAAGAAGACCAGCCATTGTTTCTTCATCCTCAGTACCTCCCGTCATCGTCAATCAGATCCACCAGCTCCCGGAGGATCTTCAGCGCTCCTGCGTAGTCCGTCTGCTGGACGCGCTCCCAGGCGTCATTCCAGTCTGTGATCCGGCGTTCCTTCCGCATCTGATCCCGGACCGCTCCCAGGATCCAGTAGATGTTGCCGGTCTGGTGACAGCTCCGGAAGTGGATCACTGCCTTCTTACCAGCTGAGTTTCCTGCCATACTTCCACACCTCCTCTCCCTTTTTGGCTTCGTTCCTGGCCTTGAACAGCTGCCCCTTGTCGATCCGGAAGTCATCGCATCCCTTCGCGCAGGTGGCCAGATAGGTTTCGCTCGGGGCCTCGATCCGGAAGCCATCATTCATCACGTAGGCCATAGCCTCCTGATAATCATCGATCCGGACGCCGTTCTCTTTCCGGCTGAGCAAGATCAGGAAGTCCTGCTTGACGTAGAACCTGGGGAAGCCTTCGTAGCGGTCCAGGGCTTTCTCATCGGCTTCGCTGATCTTCCAGACGGCAACCGGGACGAATTCTCCGACACAGGGCTCGATCGTGAGGACACCGCGCCGGAACACCAGATGGTATCCGGGGATCTTCGTCTTGCCAACCGGCACCGCATCCGGACACCGGACGGCCATCTGGGCCTTATTGAGATTGGAACCATAAGCGAGATAAAGTTTCATGTTCTGTCCTCCTTGATCAGCTCGAAGTCAATGTATCCGTTGCAGTCCGCCCATTCATCAGCCAGGTCCCAGGCCTCCGCCTCATCCCATGCGAGAAAGGTCTTGTGCCGGAAGACAGCATGGCCGGGACGGTACATCTTGAAGAGGTATGTGGCCAGGATTCTCATTTGGTTTCATCCTTTCTGCCGGCCTTTGGCCCGACCGGCGGGGCAGTCTTTCTTAGCAAGCCTCGCGGAAGGCGGCGGTCAGGTGCGTCCGGGCGGTCTTGAACTCAGCTCCGGACAGCCCCAGGCGCTTCGTCAGGAAGCCTTCCATGATCGTCAGCTTCTGCTCCTTGGTGTAGGAGCTGGTGCTCTTGAAGTATGGATCCTTCGTGGAGTTGATCGCCCAGGCGCTCATAGCCAGGCAGAACTGAACGTAGGCCTTGATCTTTCCGGCGTGGGTGGTTCCGTTGAACAGCCGGAACTCAACCGTTCCCTTGGTGTACAGGGCATGCAGGTTCAGTCCGCGGTACCGGGCGGGGCAGTAGTGCTGGTGGTTGATCCCACCGCGGTATCCGTTGTTCAGCTCGGAGTAGTAGATCCGTTCGATGTTGGCCTTTGTGTGTTCGCCCTTCTTCATGGCCACCATCATTTCCCGGCTGGTCTTCTGGCACCAGCGGTTGCACCGGGATTCGTTCTGCAGCGCCTCGCAGAAGAGATCCTGCCGGCCTACCACCAGATTCACGAGCCGGATCAGGCTGTCCGCGGTGTGGTTGGCTCCGTCAATGTGAACGTGGATTCCGCAGGACTCATTGGCCAGGGCGCCGGCATCGCGGAGCTTCCGGACGATATTCTGCAGGTCTTCCAGATCATCGTACTGGAGGATCGGGCTGACCACTTCGCAGGAGTAAGT